AGATGGTTTAATGATATTAAATTAAACTATAAAAATCAAATTTCATCTGAATGTGTATTTGAGGATCTTGTTATAGACTCATCTGAAGAAATTCGCGCTGGTGTTAAAACAGCCATTAAGTTTGCCTTACGTGCACAGAGCAAGGTTGGATTATTACCTTGTTCTAATGTTAATCGATTGGTATATGAAACCACATTGTTAAACATCTTTGAGGAGTTTCATGTTCGACATAACGTACGTTTGGATTTGCTTGGTGATGCATTAATTGCATGTTTTATAAGAACTGAAAATTATGACAGAGCTTTAAATGTTATCAAGGAGCTGGGGGGTGATACCTCAGCTTTGTTGGTAGCATAGGGGTGCCGGGCCGATCTCCACGGAGTTACTACACGTAAAAATGTTGTAATTCCAGAGGGTGTGGAGATTAAGGTTTCCGGAAACCCCCGTGGCCTCGACAAACACAGGAAGAGCGCTGTGTTTGGGCCGATCTTAACTTCAGCTAGATACCAGATCCATAACAACAATATAGATAATATCAAATTGGGGTTGTTGGAACGGGTGTTTAGAGTGAAAAATAGTGTTGGTGAACTCGTTGCTCCAGTTTCCCCTAATCAGGAATATTTTAGTGAAACACTCTCTGCTGAGATGCGTATCTTATGTGCATATCCGAAATTGAACCCCGTGTCTTCCACTTCTGTATTGAAGTTGTGGCATGGCTCTAAATTATCGGTATACACTAGAGCATACAATTCTTTGTTGGTTACTCCATTATCCCGCAGAGATAGTGTACTAAGTACTTTTGTCAAAGTTGAAAAGAATTTGGTTAACCCGAGGAAAGAAGCTATACCTAGAGTAATTCAACCTAGGAATCCTCGGTACAATTTTGAATTGGCCAAATATCTTAAACCTAATGAGAAAGAATTTTACCGACGCGTCGATAAAATGTGGGATATTGATGGACTAGGTGATAAAACAATTTTTAAAGGATTAAATGTTAAGCAAACTGCTCACCACATGTTGTTGAAAGCTTCTAGATACAACAAACCAGTGTTTATTGGTTTGGATGCGTCAAGATTTGATCAACATGTATCTTCAATTGCTT